ACTAAAAAAGCCGAAATTAAAGCCCCTAGCATTGTATGAAACTGAAGACCTAAGAAAATATGCGGTTTTACCATTACATGCCATAAAGAATAAGAATATAACCGGCGAAAACTTAAGAGTATTAGCTATTATATGCGCATCAGCGAACCGCGCCGGCTTGGCGTATGCATCTCAGCGGTTTTATGGCGAACAGCTCGGCGTATCAGCGCAAGCCATTAATGAACATATAAAGAAGTTAAAAAAAGCCGGGCTGATCACAATGAAAAGAAACTACTATCCGGGAATAAAAGGGAACTCTATCAGAGTATTATTTGATTTAAATGCCACAGAAGAAGAAGTTCAAAAGATAGCGCAAGATAAAACTGAGGTATTAAATAAGGATATTGCTGAACGATTAAAAGCTAATCAATTAATCAATAAAGTTAATAAGTTAGATAATGAAGATCAAGTTTATAAGGTTGATAAAACACAAGATAATATTATTACATTTGAACTAGTTCTTGAATATGTGACTGAAGAACATGAGATTCTACAGCTAGAACGAATGCTTCAGAATGGTTATGACATCAAGAGAATGTATGAACAGCTTAAGCAAGGCATTAAACCAGCTGAATTAGTTGATATCAAAGGCTTTCAAGAGAACTAACCTTTACCCCCTCTACCCTACCCCTTGTATGTATATCCCTTTCACTCAATTTTTTGCCAGTTTTTGTAGTAAACGCTCATTGGCTGTCTTAAATATGCGTTCTTTGTCATCGATATCCATGTCTTTCCATGAGCGTATCTCGTCAATCAGACGTCCGCAAGCTTGGCAAACTTCTGTGTTGTCATAGGGGATAAGCCTACATTCATATATACATGGAGAATCATTCATATTATTTTTATAAACTAAAAGCAACATATACGTTGCGTATCGAGAATCAAGCACATCAGCAGCTAATCAGCATGTGATGGGCAAATAGAACACCAAACCCGTAGAAAAAAAGGATCTATGGGAAAACATCATAAGATGGATAGCTCTCGTTTATCTAGTATGCTAAGCGCCGACTTCCGCGGTTCCTGTTCCTTTTATGTTTACCTAAGTAAACCTAGTAATAAGAAGACCTCTGTCGTTAAACACGTTTATACCCTTGGTCGCTATCTACCGACGGGTGGGCTGGGTCATAGCCCCGTTACATTTATATTATCATAACCATGTATTAAATCAATAGTAGACAAGAAGATATCTTTTGATAGAATAAAGATATGTATGAATACATCTTAGTGGTATATATGCAGATGGATAATCCACAATATGTGGGATCGTTCACGAGTTGTGCAGCAGCCAATGATCATGTTAAAGAACATTATGCAGATGCAGAGTATACAACGTGCCTACATGAAGACTATATGTTTTTACCTAAAGACTTTTTAAAGAAGGAAATCAAATGAGCGATGGCGGTAAAGGAAGTATCCCAAGACCTGTAGATCCTAAGAAGTGGGATGAAGGATTTAAACGTATTTTTGGAGATGAAAAGAAAAAGAAATGACATTACGTGAGTTCTACAATATAGTCATTAAAGAGTTTAACGATGGCAAACCATTAGACTATAAGTTTACAGATAAAAATGGTTACTGGAAAATGACAAAAGGATTTACCGGTCATGGTATGAAAGAGATATCTGCATCTCAATATTTAAAAATTTTCGAGATGATGACGGCAGATAAAGAAATGAGAAAAGCAACACGGGGACGTGGGCGCCCGAAGAAGGTCCACACTAAATATGTAGGAGATACAAATGAGTGATCTAAAACCATTCTTAGTGCGCTTGACTCCAGACACTGTACAAGCGTTAGATAAATTAAAAAAAGAATTAGGAATACCCAAAGCATTAATTATAAATAATGCGGTATTGAAGTACGCAGAGAATGACACCGACAGTTAAACTGACATTACCGTATCCACCATCTGTGAATACATACTGGCGCGCTAATGGTAAGAGACGATACATTAGTAAGGAGGGCGTCGAGTTTGCAGATGCAGTAAAAAAAATTGTCAATGAGTCTGGTAGTATTAGATTCGGTGACAAGTTAGTGGCAATGAGTATCATGATCCATCCTCGAAGCAAAAGAAAGTTTGATTTAGACAATACCTTGAAAGCAATACTGGATGCTCTAATGAAAGCTGGGATGTATGATGATGACTCACAGATCGAGTTTATTGAAATAGCTCGTGGAGAATTCGTCGATGGAGGGCAGTCAGTCGTACATATATACGAATATGCGCCCTGATAGAACACGTTACATTGACGCTGTTCTTGAAAGTGATAGTAAGTTTTGCAGTTCTTGCAATCGCCATAGAAAGACAGTGGACGGTAAGTGGAAGGTAGCAGTCTCAGGCAATAGTCGCAGATGGATGTGTGGAGCGTGTTACCAAGGTAAAATGAAATACATTAAGGAGAAAAGCAATGGCTCAGAATTATGAGGATAAACCAGACACCGGACGTTTATTTATAAACCCGGAAAAGAAAACAAACGAGAAAGCACCAGATATGACTGGTCGTATTGTCTTACAAGATGGAACAGTGCGTCGGCTCGCTGCATGGAGAAATGCTAGTCAAAAAACAGGCAATGTGTACTTCAACATCTCGGTTAGTGATCTTAATCAAGACGGCACTGCCGGGACACAAGCACCAGTACAAAATCAGAACCAAGCTGGTCAGGTTATGGAAATGGAAGACGATCTCCCCTTCTAATGACTAGAAAGAAAAACAGTTCGATGATAGAGCGTCTCTCTGGATATGGTGGGGTGAGAGACATAAAGAGAGACCTCCAATCATCTACGACATTAGCTATGAACAAAGAAACTGTGGCATGGAATCTTTTATGTGTTAGTAATACAAAGATTACAGACATTATTACATGGGACGAGAATGGCAGTGTCAGATTAAAGCCAGCTGATGAAATACCGGATGAAGCAATGCGTGCGGTAAAGAAAATAAAAATAAACAAAGATGGATCAGCTGAAGTAGAATTATGGGATAAGGTAGGTGTATTAAGAATCATGGCAAAAGCTGCTGGGTTATTAGATGCACCAGAACAAACAGATAAACCATCTGTAATTGGTATTAACATTAAAGCGCCGGAGATAATCGATGATGAAACGGGAAGAGATGAAGGAATTGGTACAGGAGATCATCAAGAACAAGAAGGATCCGAGAGCGTGGATTGACAAGGTATTGAATGGCGAAGTGCCACAGAAGTATGAAATCGCAATACAAATGGCAGAAGATGCGAAAAAGAACATAGGAAAAAAAGATGCAGAATGATAACGTTAATCGACCCAAGCACTATACCCAAGGTAAGGTAGAGTGTATTGACGCAATCGAATCTGCAACTATGGGTCTGGTGGGGATAATTGCGGTTTGTGTAGCAAACGTGATTAAGTATGTTTGGAGATTTGCTCTAAAAAATGGGGTGGAAGATTTAGATAAAGCAGATTATTACTTACAACGACTTCGCAAGAAAGTGAGGGAACGTGATGGACATGAAACCAAAGATCGATCAGTTGCGTGAAGAGTTTGAGATGGCAAAGCTTAATAATAGCCGAGTTATGGAAATTATTGATGCTTTATACAGAAGAAATCAAGAACTCGAACGTCTGATATCAATGAAGTTCAAAGACATCGACGATGAGCAATAAAAAAGATCGTAGTAAAAAATCGTTACATGGTCCGGGCATTGATCTAGATTTCAGTAGCGCGCGTACCACGTATCAGTTTCTCCAATCTGATGCGTTTGTTCGCGGACTTATGGGACCAGTTGGTTCCGGTAAATCATATGCGTGCGCTGCTGAGATCATGATGCGTGCCGTCCGGCAAAAGCCATCCCCACAAGATGGTATTCGTTATACCAGATTTGTAATTGTCAGGAACTCTTACCCTGAATTAAAGACAACAACTATTAAGACATGGCAAGAGTTATTTCCTGAAAACACTTTTGGTCCGATGTTATATACACCTCCAATCACTCACCATATACGCCTTCCCTCCCGAGGTGATGCCGCTGGCATCGACTGTGAAGTGATCTTTTTAGCATTGGACCAACCTAAAGATGTACGTAAACTATTATCATTAGAACTTACAGGAGCATGGGTCAATGAAGCACGAGAATTACCAAAAGCTGTTATTGATGGTCTCACTCATCGGGTTGGGCGTTATCCTACACAAAAAGACGGCGGACCAACTTGGCATGGAGTTTGGATGGATACTAACCCAATGGATGACGACCATTGGTGGTTCAGGTTAAGTGAAAAAGAAAAGCTGACCGGTAAATATGCTTGGCAGTTTTTTAAACAACCGGGCGGTGTGATTGAGGTAGACCCGGAAGATTTACCAGACCATCCAGAAGCAAATGATCATATCTTTTCTGGCGGACGTTGGTTCAAGATGAACCCAAAAGCTGAGAACGTTTCTAACTTACCGTCTGGATATTACATGCAGATGTTAGGGGGTAAGAATTTAGACTGGATACGTTGTTATGCTGAAGGTAAATATACTTACGTTCAGGAAGGCAAACCGGTATGGCAAGAGTATGATGATCAACTCATGAGTTCAGCGGAAGTAAATTATGATCCTACAGAACCATTACATATTGGATTAGACTTTGGTTTGACACCAGCTGCAGCCATTGGTCAACGATTACCTAATGGACGATGGATAGTCTTGCATGAGATTGTGACTGAAGACATGGGGCTAGAACGTTTTGGTCAACAGTTGTTAGCTGAGATCAATGCACGCTTTCCAAAAGCACAACTAAATGTATGGGGTGACCCAGCTGGTATGCAACGTGATGCGATCTATGAAGTCACCGCATTTGATTACTTGCGTACCTTAGGATTAAAAGCTCAACCGACAGCATCAAACAATTTTAAAGTAAGACGTGAAGCAGCTGCGGCACCTATGCAACGACTGATTGCTGGCAAACCCGGACTGCTTATCAGTAAAGAATGTAAGATGTTACGTAAGTCTTTAGCTGGTGGTTATCATTTTAAACGATTAGCTATTGGCGCTGGACAAGAACGATTTAAAGATAGTCCGAATAAAAATGAACACTCACACATTGGTGATGCATTTGGATACATGTTACTTGGTGGTGGTGAGCATAAACGTTTGACTAAATCACCGATGCAACAAAACACCTTAATATCACAAACCGTAGTAAATGCCGACTTCGATGTTTTCAATTGATCCGTTATTTCTAAAAGATGATATGCCACAATATCATGGCGGTTACTACTTACCGTTTCATCCAGATCATTTGGATCGTTTTAGTGGTATTAAAGAATATGGTGGTAAAGATCTAACCTTTGATCAGCGTAAAGCTGCGATATCTTTTCAAGCACAAGTGGGACCAACGATTACAGCTTTTGTATACGGTAAGCCAGTCGCTATATTTGGATGCGTCATGGTATGGAAGGGGATGGGAGAAGCATGGGCGTTGTTTGCAGACAATGCAAGAAGATATCCCGTTGCTATGACAAAAGGAGCGCGTGTATTTTTTAATACATGTATTCGATCATATAACTTGCATAGAATACAAATAACTGTTAAAAAGAGTGATAAGCGTGCTATAAAATGGGCAAAGTGTTTAAAGTTTGAAACTGAAGGTACTTTAGAAAAATATAGCGCAGATCAAGAAGATTATTACATGATGAGGAGATTGTAATGGGTGGTGCATTTGGCGGCGGAAAGCCAGACACATCAGCGGCAGAAGAATCATTAAAGATGCAACGTGAAGAAACTGCGCGTGCAAGAAAAGCAGCTGAAGAAGAAAAGCGTGACTTACAAGAAGAAATGGCATCTAAACGTAGAGCAAGACGTTATGGTGGAAAACGTATGTTATTGTCTGAATCAAGATTAACACCTGAAACTGGTCTTGATGAAGATGAAAAATTAGGAGCATAAATGGCTGCGCTAGACTTTGGTATGGCATTGTCTAGAGGAATGCTGCCTAAATCAGAAAAAGCACAGAAAGATTTAATTAATCTTGCTGGTGGTCGTAATATATTCAAATCTGAAGATTGGTGGAATAAGCAAGTCGATAAACAAATTGATACAGGTTATCGTACTGTAGAGCGACAAGATAAAGAGTTCTTGATGCCATCAGGTGAATATCAACCGGGTAAGCGACAAGTTAGCACAACTTATGGTCGTACAATTATGGGACAGTTTTCTCCAATGACAGGTTCATTTGGTATGCCATATCAACCATCATATCATCCTGTCTTTGGCTATGGTGGTGGAGTAGTTGCTAGAACATCAGTCAGTTACAAAGCACCAGAAGGTGCAGTATTTACTGTCGATCCACGCACGAGAGAAAAACAATACACATCAAGAGACTTTGATGTTTTTGGTAAACGTGAAGATTATACTGCTGGTGAATTATCTGATATTGAAAATATGGCTAAAGCAGCAGCTAAAAAACTTAAGTCAGAAACAGAATCTAAAAAAGCTTCATCTAAAAAACTTCGTAGAGGTACGGGTGGTTTATTAGCAAAAGCAGTGATTGGTGAAGGAATAGCAACTGGGTTACCTAAACTTGGTGAAGGTGGTTTAGGTTTGACTGGAACAATGTTAGGTCAGGAGAGTAAGTTATGAAAAAAGGTTTATATCACAACATGAATAAGCGCAAGAAGGAAGGGACTAGTCGTTCTAAAGAAGACTCTACAATCTCTCCTAAAGCGTATAAAAATATGTTAGCCGGATTTCCTAAAAAGAAAAAAGCTTAATGTGGTCTTTTCATTTATATTGGGGATTTAATATAGGCTTTGAGTTTTATGAGGGTGAGATTGATGAGTTTCCAGTGGAATACTTTTTAATTAATCTTGGTCCATTAAGAATACAAAAAGCGGAGTGGCAATAATGGTAGCAAAGAAATATCAAAATCCTGAAGGTGGTTTAAATGACGCTGGACGTAAATACTTTAAAAACAAAGATGGATCTAATCTTAAGAAACCACAAAGCTCTGGCAAAGATGGTCGTCGTGTCAGCTTTGCTGCACGGTTTAGTGGGATGGATGGTCCTCTAAAAGATGATAAAGGAAGACCAACTAGATTGAAGTTAGCATTAAAAAAGTGGGGTTTTAAAGACAAAGCAGAAGCAAGAGCTTTTGCTAATAAGAATAAAAAGGCATAGTTATGGTAGATATGATGAGGTTAAAAGCTGAAGATGTTTTAAAAAGACATGAGAAAGCTTTAATTAAAAAAGAAGATTTTAGAAACTTATATGAAGAAGCATATGAGTTTGCTTTGCCACAACGTAATTTATATGACGGTCATTATGACGGTAAAGTGGGTGGTACAAAGAAAATGAATCGTGTCTTTGATTCTACTGCCATAAACTCTACCCAACGATTTGCCAACCGCATGCAGTCTGGTATCTTTCCTCCACAACGTAAATGGTGCAGACTAGAGCCGGGATCAGATATTCCAACAGAACAGAAACAAGCAGCGCAAGCAGCATTAGATCTATATAACGATAAATTATTTGATACATTAAAACAATCTAACTTTGATATTGCGATTGGTGAATTCTTACTTGATCTTTGTGTTGGTACCGCAGTAATGTTAGTCCAGCCGGGAGATGAAGTTAATCCAATCAATTTTGTATCTGTACCACAATACTTAGTTTCTTTTGAAGAAGGAGCTGATGGTCAAGTTGACAATGTATATAGACGTATTCGTATGAAGGGTGAAGCAATACAGCGTCAATGGACAGATGCAGAGATTCCACCAGAATTACAACGTAAGATTGATGACAAACCTACAGATGATGTAGAGCTAGTAGAAGCAACTATCTTTGACCAAAAACGTGGCGACTATTGTTATCATGTCATCCATAAAGAATCTAAAAAAGAATTAGTTTATCGTCGCATGGATCATAGTCCTTGGATTGTATCTCGTTATGCCAAAGTTGCTGGTGAGATCTATGGTCGTGGACCACTTATTACTGCATTGCCAGATGTTAAAACATTAAATAAAACATTAGAGCTTGTGTTGAAAAATGCATCATTATCTATTAGTGGTGTCTATACAGCTGCTGATGATGGTGTCTTAAATCCTAACACAGTGAAAATTATGCCGGGAGCCATCATTCCTGTAGCACGTAATGGCGGACCACAAGGTGAATCACTTAGACCATTACCACGCGCTGGTGACTTTAACGTATCTAATATTGTAATGAATGATCTACGTATGAATATCAAACGTATCTTATTAGATGAGTCATTACCACCAGATAACATGTCAGCTCGATCAGCAACAGAAGTGGTAGAGCGTATGAAAGAACTATCACAAAACTTAGGATCTGCATTTGGTCGACTCATTAATGAGACTATGGTTCCATTAGTATCTAAAATATTACAAGTCATGGATGATCGTGGCATTATTGATCTACCATTAAAAGTAAATGGATTAGAGATTAAGATCAGTCCAGTCGCACCATTAGCAATGGCACAGAATATGGAGGATGTACAAAACATTCTACAGTTTGCACAGATTGCACAGGGAGCTGGTCCAGTAGGTCAACAAATGTTAAAAGTGGATGAGATGTTAAATATTATTGCTGAGAAATTATCAGTACCATCAGCAATGATTACAACTGCACAAGAACGTATGATGATGCAAAAACAAGCAGAAGCAGCTGCCGCACAAATGGCACAACAAACACCAGAGGTAGCACAACAGTTAGCACAAGAAGCAGCACAACAAGGATAAGTTATGGCTGGATGGGAAGATTTAGAACAAGCATTGCCGCTTGATGTAAGAGATCACAATCAACAACGAGATGATTTAGATCGTCTCTGTCTTAGAGTCCTAGGGGGTGAGGACGGCGAGAAGTTAATGAAATGGCTGCGCGATGCAGTCGTTGAGCAACCCGTTGCCTTGCCGGGAAGCGACCCTAGTTATGCATTTTACCGTGAAGGACAAAACAGTATAGTTAAGGATCTAGAAGCAAGGTTAATTAGAGCAAGGAAATTATAATGGAAGAAACACTCGAGCCTAGTGTTACTGAAGAAGTAACATCAGAAAGCACTGGCTTACTCGATGGAACATCTCCAGAACCCGAGGAAGCTAGTACTGAGAATCCACAAGAAGTAGAAATTGAACATCGTGATCCTGAAGAACTCAAAGCAAAAGAAGAGTTTGAAAAAGGTGAAGAAGATGATGATGAGTTTGAGAGACCAGACTGGTATCCACAAAACTTTTGGAACGAAGAAAAGAGTATGCCTGATATTGAGAAGTTGGCAAAATCATGGTCTGATCTTCGTAAACAAATATCTCAAGGTAAACATAAAGCACCAGAAGATGGCAAGTATGATACAGCTGTTTTTGGTGATACCCCAGAAGATGATCCATTACGAAATCATGTAATGAACTGGGCAAAAGACTATGGTGTAAGTCAAGCAGCATTAGATGACTTAGTTGGTCAAGTAGTCGACATGAATGTGAATAATGCTACTCAAGTTGAGCAAAACATCGCTGACGAAAAGAAAGCATTAGGTCCAAATGCAGACGCACGTATTAACAGTATCGCTAAATGGGGTGCTGGTTTAGTGCAAAAAGGTGTATGGACAGAAGCTGACTACGATGAGTTTAAAGTGATGGGTGGTACCGCAAGAGGTATCGCTGCACTTGAGAAGCTTCGTGGTTCATATGAAGGTCGTATTCCGGTGGAATCAGCTCCGGTAGATGGCGCACCAACCAAAGAAGAGCTATATCAGATGGTTGCTGATGAAAGATATCAGACTGACCCATCTTATCGACAAAAAGTCGAAAGAGCATTTCAACAAAACTTTTCTTAAAATACTTGCATAAGCCTTGATTCTATAGTAAAAACGGAGTTAAGGCTTATTGCTTTCTCTAGCAACCCTTAACGCAAGTAACCTTGTCGACTGGCTATCGTAAATAGCAAGTTCTAGCCCAGTTTCACTGGCATACTAAAACGATTAATACATATTTTTTATTAATTATAATAAGGAGTCAATCATGGCTATTGGATTATCTAATGCTTTTGTTACCTTATTTGATGCCGAGGTTAAACAAGCTTATCAAGCTAAAGCTGAGCTTGTTGGTGCTACTAGACAAAGACGCGGCGTTGAAGGTTCAACTGCAAAATTTCCTAAAGTAGGAAAAGGCGTGGCTACATTACGTGTACCACAAACAGACGTAACACCATTGAATGTAGACTTTTCACAAGTCACAGCAACAATGCAAGATTGGAATGCTGCAGAGTATTCTGACATCTTCATGCAACAAAAAGTTAATTTTGACGAAAGACAAGAATTAGTGCAAGTAGTGGCTAATGCTATCGGTCGTCGTCAAGATCAGTTAATTATTGATGCACTAGAAGGTTCTTCAACTTCATTGACAGTTGCTAATTCAATTGGTGGCGCAGCTTCAAACTTAAACGTAGCTAAATTACGTGAAGCTAAAAAACTATTAGATGCTAACAATGTACCTCCACAAGATCGTCACATTGTTCTACATGCTAATAACTTATCTGCTCTTCTTTCAGAAACAGCAGTAACATCTTCTGACTTCAACACTGTTAAAGCTTTAGTATCTGGTGAATTGAATACTTATCTTGGTTTCCAATTCCATGTGCTAGGTGACAGAACTGAAGGTGGATTAACTGTTGATGGTTCTAATGATAGAACTGTTATGGCATTCCACAAAGATGCAATTGGTTATGCAGAAGGTATGGGTCCTAAAACAGAAATCAACTACGTTCCAGAAAAAACATCATTCTTAGTGAATGCTATGTTCTCAGCTGGTGCTGTAGCGATTGATGCTGAAGGTATTGTTGACATCACATGTCGTGAAGCTTAATAAGGAGAATAACTAATGGCTTATACAAAAGACAATTTACAACCAATCGGTGGTCAGTCTAAAGCTGGTAACGCTCCTCAAATGTGGAGTTATACAGCACCGGGTACTGATACTATTGCTATTATCAACACTGCTGGTTACTTCAACGATGCATCAACAGTATTAAAAGTAGGTGACTTAATTCATGTATGGGACGCTTCTGTTCCTACATCTACATTAGTTACTGTGCTTTCTAATGCTTCTGGTGTTGTTGACGTATCTGACGGTACAGCATTATCAGTCGCAGACGCTGACTAAGTTGTTTAATGCAGATCAGGTAGGTACTTCGGTGCCTACCTATTTGCACATTTAAAGGATATAAGATGGCTACAGGTGATACCGATATTAAAATATGTTCTGATGCACTATTAATGTTAGGTGCAAATCCAATATCGTCTTTTACAGAAGGTACAGACGAATCAAACATATGTAGTAGCTTATATGAGGATATTAAAAGACAAACAATTGCGACCTATCCATGGTCGTTTTCATTTAAAAAAGTGCAGTTAGCTAGATTAGTGACTACACCAACTACAGAATATAAGTATGAATATCAACTTCCTAGTGACATGCTAGGAGTTCCAAATGCTGTGTATGATGCTGATGAGGTAGGCGCACCTCGACGTAGAGAGTATCGATTACTAGGCAGCAAATTATTAACAGACTATGAAGAAGTATATGTGGATTATCAATATGATGTTCCTGAATATGCAATGCCACATTATTTTGTTCAGTTACTTAAGTATCAATTAGCATGGCATTTAGCAATGCCGATTACTGACCAGTTAGATCGTTCTGACTACTGGAGACAGATTGCAACAGGCACACCGGGAGAGAATGGACGTGGTGGTTATATGAGATTGGCAATGAATATTGATGGTCAAGGTAAACCAACAAATGCAATTCAAGACTTCTCATTAATTAATGTGAGGTACTAATGACACGGTTTGTTACAGTACAAACGAACTTTACTACAGGTGAGCTTGATCCCTTAGCTCGTGCAAGAGTAGATTTAAAAGCATATCAAAATGCATTAGAAACAGCACGTAATGTTATTTGTCAGCCACAAGGTGGGGTAACACGCAGACCCGGATCTAAATACATTACAGAGCTAGGTGGTAGCCCGGCGAATGGTGTACGTTTAGTACATTTTGAATTCTCAGTAGATGATAGCTATATGTTGGCATTTACCAACAATCGTATGTATGTATTTAAAGATAAAGCCTTAATAACCAATATTAATGGCTCTGGTAATGATTATCTTACTACAACGATTGCAAGCGCTCAATTAGATGCAATGTGTTATACACAATCAGCAGATACATTAATTGTAGTGCATGAAGATATGATTCCTAAAAAGATTGTTCGTGGTGCTAACGATTCATCATGGACAATATCTAATGTGTCGTTTGACTCTATTCCACAATATGCATTTACATTAACTATTGCTAACACATCAGCAGCTGGCACATTAACACCTAGTGATGTATCAGGTAAGGTAACTTTAACAACACAGCATGGATTTTGGACAACAGCTCATGTTGGTCAATACGTTAATGCAGAGCCACAAGGTCGAGCAAGAATTGTAGAGCGTATTGATACCACAAGAGTAAATGCAGTAGTTGAGTTTCCATTTTTTGATACATCTGCTATTGCTAATGCGGATTGGGAATTAGAGACTGGTTATGAGGATGTGTGGTCATCTAGTAAAGGGTATCCTAGAACAGTGACATTCCATCAAGGTCGTTTATTTTTCGGCGGTAGTAAATCAAGACCATCGACTATATGGGGATCTAAAGTTGGATTGTATTTTGATTTTGAACCAGTGGAAGGATTGGATGATGATGCTGTTGAAGCTACTCTCGATACTAATACTTTTAATGCTATCGTCGATATTATTAGTGGTAGAGATTTGCAAGTCTTTACAACAGGTGGTGAGTTCTATGTACCGCAAGAAGGATTAACCCCAATTACCCCAACTGATTTCTTTTTATCTTCTACATCACGTAACGGATCAAGAGAAGGCATACGAGTACAGCAATTAGAGTCTGGTATTTTATTTATACAAAGACAGGGTAAAGCATTATCTGAGATTGCATATTCTGATACACAATTGACTTACATTACATCTAAGATCTCATTATTAGCTGGACATTTATTAAAAGGTCCAAAACGTATGGCATTGCGTCGTGCGGTAGCTACAGATGAAAATGATTTGTTATTGATTGTTAATGAAGACGATGGATCAATTGCAGTCTTTTCTTTAATGAGATTGCAAAACGTGATTGCACCATCAGAGTTTACAACAGCTGGAGAGTATATCGATGTTGGTGTGGATATTACAGATATCTATACAGTAGTTAAACGAGACGATAATGGCACAGATAAATATTATGTTGAAGTGTTTGAAGATGAGAGATTGACAGACAGCGCTGTAACCGGAACTACGGCAACTAGTTTAGATGCGTCACATCTAGATGGACAGACAGTCAATGTATTATCAGATGGATTAGTAGAGCAAGATCAAACAGCAGATAGTGCAGTGACTTTTGCCAATCCTCCAACTGCATCATCTGAAGTCGGGTTACCAATTAGTGTTGAAATAAAAACAATGCCAGTTGACCCAGCAATACGAGCTGGCACAAGATTAGGATTTAAAAAACGTATCGTTGAAGTCAATGCCATATTATATGAAACACAGAATATAGTTATTAATGGTAACTTAGTACCAATACGTACATTAGGGGCTGGAGCTTTAAATTCACCAGTGCCTGATTTTACTGGAACTAAGGTACTACATGGTATACTAGGTTACAACAATCAAGGGCAAATAACAGTTACGCAAAATGCACCATTGAAGCTAACGTTATTAGGTTTAGAATATAAAGTATCAGTTCATCAAGGAGTTTAATAGATGGGAGCAGCCACACCATTAGTTACACAAGCCGCAGTATCTGCCGGTGGATCTATGGGGTCAGCCGCACTAGTCAGTTCAGGAGCTAGTGTATTAAGTACGTCTGCATTAACTTCAATTGCAACACCATCTTTATTTACTACTGCTGCAAGTATGGGTGGCGGCATGGCTGGCGGAGGTTTCTTTAGTTCATTAGGCACAGCCTTTAGAGCTGCATCGACAGCATATGAAACTGTCAAACCATACATGACTGCAGTATCTGTTGGTACGCAATTAGTTGGCGCGTATAACTCTTTACGTATGGGTGAATACAATAATCAAATGATGAAGATTCAACAAATGGAGCTAGAAAACAAAAAACAAGTAGCTCGGTTGAATGCTATTAAAAATGCAAATGATTTAACACGTAAATATCTAACAGCTAACTCAAGTGTTATAGCTAATGCTTATGCTGGCGGAGTTAATGCATTTGATGGGTCAGCATTATTTAGACAAGTAAAGAATGCAGATTATTATGCAAAAGATTTAGCAACTAATGAATACAATAAAAACGTATCTAGCACATTTGCTGATGCAAATATTGCAATGTTAAACGTTGCAAGGGAGGAAGCAATTACTGGATCTAAGTTTGAAGCATTATCTTATGTGGGCAATGCAGCATATATGTATGAGAAAACAAGGACATCATAATGGCAGATTTACCTGAATATAAACCTAGCAGTCAAACATTCCAAGAAGGTGGCAGCATAACACAAGAGCCATTGCGTCAAGCAATGATTAAAAGTCAGCGTGTTAAAACATTTATAGATAAAGTAAGTGAGCTTAGTGGCGCAGTAGCGTCAGAATATGCTCAAGAAGCTGCTATTAAAGATGCCATTTTAAAACCAATTACAAAAAAGCAAATTGAAGACGCAAGAAATACAGGCGGTAATTTAGTAGAACAATATACAACTGGCGGCATTGATTATAACAATGCAATGAAAAAAACATTAGGTCAGCAAATATCTGGTGAGTTAGATTTAGAATTACAACAACATCAAGCCAACGTATTAGATAGAGTAACTCGAGGTGAATTAAGTTCAACAGAAGAAATATTAACAGAGTTAAGTTCGCCTATTCAAGGTCAAGTTGAATTCTTACTTAATGTTGATCCTAGCATTGCTAATTCATATGGTAGCCAATCTACAATGTCAGCACGTAGTACATTGTTAAAAGCTGATGCAATTATCAAGCAAAGGCAAGAAGATGAGAATTACATTAAAGCATTAAAGACAATTGAAAACTCTGCGGTTAAATTTAGTGACTATTTAGAACAACATCCTAATGCAACTGCTGCAATGCGTGAAGAATTTAAGCGTGTGCAAATTCAAATTGCAACTGATAATTCATTAAGCATGAGTCGTCAGCAATTAAAGCTTGTCGATAAAATAGAAGAAACATTAGATGATCAAGAAGATACATTTGTCGCATCTCGATTAGCTAAGAAGTATGCTGGCAAGAACATTAAAGAAGTTCTTACTGCATTGGAATCAGATGAAAGTGTTGATGCAGATCATTTTAGATCTAAGAGTGCAGTCGATGAAGCAAAATTAACAAGCTTGCTTAAAGGTTTTTTAGCTAACGAAAATAGTGATCTTACAGCTAAATCATTAATTACTGCGCAAAGTTTAAAACGTGCAGAAACAATCTTAGGTAAAGGCGGTGAGTTAAGTGATCAATTAAAAGCTGAAATAGAATCTACCATTAGACCAAACACTGCTCAATATGCTCAATATCAAAACTTCCTAAAGTTTGAAAAGAACTTAAAGATATATCGTACTAAGAACATGACCGAGCTTCAAGATGATATTACAAATATCAATAATAGAATTAAGGATGGTACAGCAACAAATGAAGAATTAGATACCATTAGCTTGTTAGAGAATTATCGCAATGGTTTAGAAAAGGGTCTAAAAGAAGATCAAGTATTAACTGTATTAAGTAATGAAAAAGAGTATAAGCGATTAGATTTTAGCGATCCTAGACAGTTTGCAACTGACTTTAAAGAGCGTACATACTTAATGAAGAAACATTCTGGTAAATATAATATTGGTGTTCCAAATTACATGAGTAAAGAAGAAGTAGCGATGTTTAACCAAATGTTCTTAAAAGCAAACAAAGATGAAAGAACTGAGTTAATTAACTTTGTTGCTGAAAATACTGGCGATGATGCATACAAGGTGTTTAATCAAATTACAAAAGAAAATAAAGAGATTGGACATTTTGCACAATTGCTTATCCGTGATTTAAGTGGATCATCTAGAACATATTATGAAGACGGTATGGAAGCGATGAAGCAAGGATTTACTCCTTATACTAAAGAAGCATTAAGTGTATTTGCTAAAGAATTTGGCACAGCTTATGACAATCATTTAGACATGAGAGATAATATCATTGCTGGAGCTAATGTAATATATGTTGGATTATTACAAGCTAAAAATGAAACATTAAGTTCATATGATAAAGAGTTAGGCACCAATGCAAAGTTTGATAAAGACTTATATGAGAAGGCATTAGAAATATCATCTGGCGCCAAAATGGATGAAGATGGTACAGTGTATGGTGGCGTGATAGATTACAATGGTCAAAAGACTGCATTGCCAACTAGTATTAAACGTGATGAATTTGAAGGCAAGATGGAAGCTGCTACTTATGATGATTTTGTTCAAGCTATGACAATTAAAGTAGGCAAAGATATTTATATACCAGCTTTTACTAAACTTGATGGCAAATATTATCTCAATACATATAATCCAGAAACAGGTGTTGAGTCTGTAACTGATACTGTAATCGATCAACCATTATTAGAATCTTATCAAGATGGCATTACTCAGCAAGAGTTTAGTTTGAATAGAATCAAAGATAGTGTGTTAGAAATGGAATCAGATAAGCATGCTTATATTTCTATTGACGGTGATTATTATGTTCCTGATTGGGACCCAACATACAAGATCATGTTAAATCTAGAAACTATTGATCGTTTAGCTGCGGAAAAAGTTGGTCAGTTCCGTCTTGGAAAAGATACATTGCCAGCTGGAACAATATTAAATCAAGATGAGATAGACAGAAAAGCGCGTAAATTAGAAGAGCAACGTAGGAAAAAAGCTAAATGATTTACACTGACTCTAATGACTCAGGAAGACTAAGAGAAGGAGAAACCAAGACCTTTGGTGGTGAAGAAACTGGTTTCATGGATAATCTTGTCGCTAGTTTTAAATTAGACCAAGCATTAGAAACAACATACTCAGAAGTATTGCAACAAAGTCGTGCAATGAACAACTTACTGGAAGAGATACAAAACATTCCCGGTCATGAAGATGCGTTAGATAAAGTTAGAACAAGAGTCCTTGAGGATGATAATCTTAAATTTATGACACCAATGGGTGAGCAGCAAATGATCTATGATCCATTTACAATGTTCTCTCCAAATATACAACCTAAACAAAATCCAACACAAGATATGGTTGGCATTCAAAAGTATGAACTACAAGAAAATGCAGCTGAACGTATGTTTAATGAGATTGAAAACTACGTTAAAGAAAATGAAGATGTAAAGTCAGTTATTGGTGAGTTCAATCGTCAGCGTATAAAAGATGACGCGATTAAATTGACACACCAAGCAATGCAAGAACAATCAGATGTATATAGAAAAGCAACTGGTACTGGGGTAGTCGGTAGCTTTGTAGGAACTATGGGAGCTGTTTTAACAGATCCAGTCAACGTTGCTGCAATTATTGCTACACGTAGACCAGCTGCTGGTTGGTTTAAAAATGCATTACGTGAAGGTGTCGCCAGTGCTGCAGCTGAAGGAGTAATCCAGAAAACTACAGTTGAAGACTGGTATAAAGAATTAGGATTAGATTACACATACAAAGACTTTATGGCTCGTGTTGGTGTCGCTGGCGGAGCTGGTTTAGTTTTTGGAGGTGGAGCTGAGTTTATCTCAGAGAAGTTACGTAAGTCGTTAGAAAAGATTGATAGACAACGTGCAGAGATGAATGGGATGCCATATGATCCTGATAAAGATTCTGAGGTAATGTTTAATTACTTTAAGTTGCATACAGAAATTGATGCAGAAAATCCAGTGAAGTTTGACTTTGGTATTAGTCACATTGCACGACAGAATAAAGCATACAATGCGTTAATTACTGGTGACTTTAGTCAATTACCAGAGCCTAGCGTTATTATTCCTAGGACATATGACAATCCATTTCATTATGATTTACGTCAACCCAATACAGAGCTAGTTGATATTTCGAGTGTAGGTTTAGCTCCGGAGTTATTTCAACCTAAACGTACCAAGAAAGCACCTAAGCCATTAGAAATATCTAGATGGGATCCGCGCAAAGCAAACACTGCAGTGATCTATCAGTATGCTGATGGTACTCGAGTTGTAGTTGATGGTCATCGAAGAGCAGCTGCAGCTAAAAAGATGAAAGCAAAAGATAAGAAGCAGAAGTTTATGATGCCAGCAATCATATTAAAAGAGCATCATGGCATTACTCCTGAGCAAGCTAAAGCTAGAGGAGCTGGTAAAAATCTGGCAGAAGGAACAATTACTAAAGCAGAGTTAGATGATCTATATAAAGAGATGGCTAACATTGCATCTAAGATGCCAGCTAAACCATCTACATTAATTGCTAATGTTCAATATAAACTTAACTTATCTGATAAAGTTAATGTGCGTGTTTCTGGTGGAGAAATTCCATTAGATCAGGGATTGATTATTGGTCGATTAATATCTGATGATAACTTACAAGAGATTGCATTAAATATCTTGAAGAAGAAAAAGCCAGCTACATTACCTCAAGCAGAAGCGATAGTAAGAGATGTGCTAGCTCGTGGTAAAAAGACAATGGATTTTAAGAAGACATTTGGTGAAGATGTATTGCCAGATGATCTATACAAACAAAAGGCTAGATTAATAGAACGAACAGTCCAGTTGATTATTAATGACCGGAATGTAATGAAAGCATTAAACAAATCTTTAAATCTTGAAAACTTAAAAAGGAATGAGACTTATGGCAAGATCGCGCAAATCATCTACAACAATGCGTTCCAATCAGGACAAATTGCAGAAGCAATTACAAACGCAGCAAAACGACTTAACAACAGAAACTTCGACAAAGTCTCAAGAGAACTCGCCGAAGATGTCAGAGGAAGAATTGAACAAAGAGATTATGCTGGGTTACCAGATGGCACTGACATCGTCAATTCAAGCACTACGAAGGGGAGATCTACTGGCGATGAAGAACTTGACGGAAACTTAGATAACTTTAATCCTGAGAATCCATCAGAAAAGATTGCAGCCACAAAAGCTATACGTGAACAATTAAATGCAGAACCTAAAGTATTAGATGCGTTTGTTACTGTTGATGATATAGATGTTGATGGTAATGTTATTACTAGATCTGTAGCACTAAAAGATTTGTTAGACGAAGTTGATTCCGGAGCAAAAGATTTTAGCGTGCTAGAAAGGTGTTCACGTGGGTCTTAATAGTTGTATTTTAGCAGCCAAGAAAAATAAGAGCATATCAGAAAAGTATGCAAAGCAAGCTGATGAGTTGTATAAAAAGAACTTAAGATATTACAAAACTCAGATGCCTGAAGTTGAAGCTGAGCAAACTGCTACAGAAGTAACTATGGATATGCTGAAACAAATGCAAGCAAATGCTGAGAATCGAGTAATTAGACAAGCAGTTGTACAGCGCAATATAATGAAGTATATGGATGAGTATGGTGACGGTACAACTCCAGCCAAAGCAATGCAAGCATTAGTCGAACAGGATGAGATATCAAACTACACCAGTCTTCAATATAGACAAAAATCTTATCATGGTATTTTACTTAACAAGATGGAAGAAGCAATCTTACAGTTTGGTAAAAAAGGTGTATTAGGTGTACAAGGGAATCAACCATTACAGCGTCAAATGATCAAAGCATTATTTGGTGAAGAAGTTGAAGATGCTGCAGCTGTACAATTATCACAAGCATGGAAAGAAGCTAGTGAGTTAGCAAGAACATTATTTAACAAGATGGGTGGGCAGATACCTAAAAGATCTGATTGGGGATTAAGTCAGATACATGATCCATATGCATTAGAAAGAGTTGGCTTTGATGATTGGTATGACTTTATAGTAGATCGTCTTGATCATAAGAAAATGTATAGCGAAAGAACAGGTCAGCTACTAAAAGGTGAAGAATTAAAAGATGCATTAAAAGAAACATTTGATACTATTCGTAGTGAAGGTTGGTCGACGATAGAACCTAGCGCAGCCATACGTGGAAGATCATTAGCTAATCGTCATTTAGATCATCGATTCTTGGTATTTAAGGATGCGGATTCTTGGATGGATTATCAGACAAAGTTTGGTGATCCTAATGCATTTAATAATATGATGAATCACTTGGAAAGAATGTCTCGTCAAATTGCTTTATTAGAAACATTTGGACCAAACCCTAACGCTACAGTTCAATTTATTGAGAATACTGTTAAGAATAAATCTAGCACATTAGGTAAAAGCGGACGTGAGCAATTGGAATCTCAGTTACGACAGTTTAGACAGATGTTAGATATTTATGAAGGTAAGGATCAGGCACCAATGAACGGTCCAGTAGCTCGTAGTTTACAAGCGACTCGTAATATCTTACAAGCTGCACAATTGGGAGCAGCTGCTATATCTGCTATTGGTGACTTAAATACACAACGTATTGCAGCGAAGATGGCTGGCATTCCTGTAACTAAATTGATGACTAGAATTGTTAGCAATATATTTAGAGGTGAAGATGCAACTAAAGCTGCACTTAGATTAGGTTTGATTGCAGATAATTATATCAGCACAGCATCTACTCAACATCGTTATTTTGGTGAGGTATCAGCTCCCGGAATTAGTAGTTTAATTACTGATAAAGTATTAAGGCTATCTGGATTATCTGGCTGGACACAAGCTGGACGATTTGCATTTGGTATGGAATTTATGGGTCACTTAGCTGATAACGTTGGTAAGAACTTTGATCAGATTGATAAACCTTTACAAACAACATTAGCAAGATATGGTCTGGATACACGTTGGGATCAAATGCGTAAAACTAAACTATACGAACATGAAGGTTCATCATTCTTAAGACCAGATGATATGCGTGCAGCTGACCCTGATTTATCTTTACGTGTATTAGAGATGATTAATAGAGAAACAGATTTTGCTGTACCTACAACAAGTATTAGAGGTAAAGCATTCTTAGGTGGAGCAACTAAGCCGGGAACATTTATGGGTGAAGTTGTAAGATCTGCAGCAATGTATAAGAACTATTCAGTAACATTATTTCATAACAACATTATGCGTACCATCAAAGCTAAAGAATATTCTAAAGCACAGCAAGGATTAGTTCTATCAAGTAAGATGAGCCGTGCAAACAATATGATGGATTTATTTATTGGTGCTAGCTTAATGGGTGGTTTAGCTGTGCAGTTAAAAGAAATATCTAAAGGACGTGATCCTAGGAAAATGGATACTGCTGATTTTATTGGAGCATCAATATTACAAGGCGGTGCATTAGGTATCTTTGGTGACTTCTTAACAAGTTCAACAAATCGATATGGTGGTGGCTTAGGTGAAACACTTGCTGGACCAGTGATTGGTTTAGGATCAGATCTATTACGTTTATCTGCTGGTAATATACAAGAATTAATACAAGGTGATGATACAAACTTCATTAAAGAAATAACTAGATTTACTGGTAGATATACACCGGGACAATCTATCTGGTATTTAAATCTTGCATTTAGAAGATTGGCGCTAGAAAACTTAGAAGAATGGGCTGATCCAAAAGCAAGATCTAGATTTAATAAACAAATGAATAAATATCAGCGTGAAACAGGACAAGATTTCTGGTGGGCGCCGGGAGAAAGAACTCCTAGAAGAGCGCCAGAAATAAGCGAAGAAACGTTGTTAGATTAAAAAAACTATGGTAAAAACAAATTAGAGGATACTTATGGCAATCGATATATCAAGCACAACTAGACGTATAGTTTATACCGGCTCTGCTGGTACAGGTCCTTACGCCTTTAACTTTGAAGTCTTAGCTCAGACTGACGTTGCTGTATATTTTAATTATACAGAACTTACACTCACAACAGACTATACAGTATCTCTTAATGCAGATGGTACTGGTAGTGTTACTATCGTTGTTGGTACTAATGTTCCTAGCACACCTACCGCATCTGATCGTATTACTATTGTTGGTGATCGTGATATTGAAAGAACAACAGACTTTACTACAGGTGGTCCTTTATTTGCCGAAACATTAAACGATGAGTTTGACAGCCAAACTATCTTTGTACAACAAGTCCAAGAACAAGCTGATCGTGCATTACGTGCGCCTAACACAGATCCTTCCAATATTAATATGGTTCTACCAAATGATGTAGACCGAGCAAACAAAACACTAGCGTTTGATGCGAATGGTAACCCAGTGATTGGTGAACAGATCGGTGACTATCGTGGTGATTGGGCAGCTGGTACAGCATACAATAAACGTGACTTGGTGAAAGACACAACAACAGCTAACATCTATCTATGTGTCACTGCCCACACTTCTTCAGGTTCATTACCACTAACAACTAATGCTGACTATACTAAGTGGGACTTAATCGTTGATGCAGCATCAGCTAATACAGCACAGGTCGCAGCAGAAGCTGCTCAAGCAGCCGCAGAAGCAGCACAGGCAGCAGCAGAAACAGCAGAGACAAATGCGGAGACAGCCGAGACTAACGCTGAAACAGCAGAGACTAATGCCGCAGCAAGTGCAAGTGCAGCATCTACATCAGAGACTAACGCAGCAAGCTCTGCATCTAGTGCTGCAACATCTGCAAGCAATGCATCGACAAGTGAAACAAACGCAGCAACTTCAGCAACTGCTGCTGCATCATCAGCTACAAGTGCAAATTCTAGTGAAGCAAGTGCATTAACTTATAGAAATGAAGCAAGTACATTTGCAACTGCATCTTCGCAAAGTGCAACTTCAGCAGCTACGAGTGCAACTAATGCATCAACAAGTGCAAATACTGCTCAAACATACGCAAGTAATGCATTAACCTACTCAAACAATGCATCTACTTCAGCGACTACAGCAAGTAATGCAGCAACCGCAGCACAGACTGCACAAGCCGCAGCTGAAGCCGCAGCTGATAACTTTGATGATACATACCTAGGTGCTAAAGCATCTGATCCAACAGTAGATAACGATGGTGATCCTCTCAATGCTGGTGATCTATATTACAATACATCTACTAATAAGATGCGTGTCTATGATGGTTCAGCATGGAATGATGCAGTTGTAGATACCAATGGTGTAGTGACTAAGACATCAGCAACAGGATCAGCAGAACTACCAAGTGGTACAGATGGTGATCGTGATGGTTCACCTAGTGCTGGTTACTTACGATTCAATACAACATCGACAAGCTTTGAAGGATATGATGGATCAGCTTGGGGTGCAATCGGTGGTGGCGGTGGAGCATCAGCTGGTGGTGTAATCTATGAGAATAGTACAAGCATCAGTGAAGACTATACATTAACAACAGGAACAAATGGTTTCTCTGTAGGACCAATTACAATTACAAGCGGGTTCTCAGTCACAGTTCCTTCAGGACAAAGATGGGTGGTATTATAATATGTCAGTAAATATAAACGCAGATACAACCAACGGATTAGTATTAACATCAGATACATCTGGTGAGTTAAAACTACAGAGTGCTGGTACAGACATTGCTACAGTAGATAGCAGTGGTATTACAATGGCAAGTGGTAAGACATTACCAGCATCAGCACTAACAGGTGCATTACCAGCCCTTGATGGTTCATCATTAACTGGAGTATCTTCTTATGCAGATAGCGATGCTTTATCATTATTTAACGCTAGTGGTTCTGCTCCAGTATATGCTTGTCGTGCATTTTTGAATATAACAACAGATACATTTACAATTAGAGCAAGTGGTAATATTTCATCTGTTACAGATGGGGGAACAGGAAGAGCAACAGTAAATTTTACAACTAATATGCCTGATGCAAATTATACTGTTTGTGGGTGTGGCAGTGAACAAAGTGGTATTGCCGCAAGTGATAATATAAGTTTTGCTCCAAAAGTTTTATCTACAGGCAGTTTTCCATTTACAACAACAGATGCAACTGGTAACTCATATCAAGATTGTTATCAAGTTTGTATTTCAGTATTTAGATAAGGAAAAAATATGGAAAAAAGAATAGTATATAAAAACGATGACGGCACTATCGCTATCATCATACCAACAGCAGAATGGTTAGAAACTCACACCATCGAAGAACTAGCAGCAAAAGATGTTCCAGCTGGTAAAGAATATCATATTGTAAACGCATCAGATATTCCATCTGATAGAACTTTTAGAAACGCATGGGAGTGGCAATAATGGGTATACAAGTAAACATAACCAAAGCAAAAGAAATTACTAAAGATAGACTTCGTGAAGAACGAAAACCTTTATTAGAAGAGCAAGATATATTGTTTCAAAAAGCACAAGAAACAAATGCAGATACAACTGCTATTGTTGCTGAGAAACAAAGACTTCGTGATATTACTAACCAAGTAGACAGTATGACAACTGTAGAAGAACTAAAAGGGGCTACATGTGGCTAGTATAAATTTACAAGGCGATACATCAGGAAGCATTAGCATATCAGCACCGAGTGTAGCTGGTAGCAATACGCTGACATTACCAGCAACGACACAGACACTAGCAACACAAAATGCTTTAGGTGTACGCAATCTTATCATCAATGGTGATATGAGGATAGCACAGAGGGGAACTAGTGTTAGTGGTAAAACTACATCAGGATATTATACTTGTGACAGATGGAATCATGTATTTTCAACTGCTGGTACATGGACATTTACACAAGACACAGATGTTCCGTCAGGACAAGGATTTGCTAATAGTTTAAAAATGGCTTGTACAACAGCCAATGCTAGTTTAAGTGCGAGTTCTAGTTTTCAGCTACACTATAGATTTGAAGGTCAACACTTACAACATTTAAAAAAAGGCACATCAAATGCTGAATCAGTTACATTATCGTTTTGGATAAAATCAAACAAAACTGGCACATATCAAGTTAATATACAAGATAGAGATAATACCAGAATGATTAGTTCAACTTACACTATAGATTCTGCTGATACATGGGAAAAGAAAATATTGACATTTGCTGGTGATACTACAGGTGCTTTTGATAATGATAATAATGACTCAATTCGTATGGCTTGGTTTTTGGCTTCTGGAAGTGATTATAATACAGGTTCAGTGCCAACATCTTGGGAAGCCACAGATACTACAGATCTAGCGGCTGGACTTACAGTCAACCTAGCAGACTCTACATCTAACTACATCAACATCACAGGTGTCCAACTAGAAGTAGGTGACACAGCTACACCATTTGAACACAGACCATACGATATGGAGTTAGCAAGATGTCAGAGGTATTATATAACATGGTGTGAAGGAAGTAATAAATTTCTAGGAATATCTAATAACTATACATCAACCACAACTTATGTATTTATGGATTTGCCAGTAACAATGAGAACAACACCATCACTAGACCATGTTACTGGAACAGATTATTACAGAAGTCTTTCAAATAATATTGGAGATAATTTTAACAATCTTAATTTATGGGGACAAAGTAATATTAATTCTGTAGGATTATTTGTTAATACTAATCTTTCTGTTACACAAGGATATGCTGGTATGGTTATAACAAATAATACTGCGGCATATATAGGATTTAGTGCGGAGTTATAATATGACAATACAATATAAATTAGTAAACAATCCAATTACCAACACAACATCTTGTGTTAATAAAATAGAAAATAATAGAATAGTATCTATACCATTTGACGAAGCTAATACAGACTACCAAGAATACCTAGAATGGGTTGCAGAAGGTAATACACCAGAGGAGGCAGAATGAGCATAACAATTAATGGCATAGGTTTCGTAGAAAACAGTACCACACTAGATACAAGCTACACACTAGCAGACAATCGTAATGCTATGACTGCTGGTCCTGTAACTGTAGCAGATGGTATCACGATCACTGTCGGTGATGGTGCAACATGGAGTGTAGTCTAATGGTCACATCAATAAAAGGAAATGATACAAGTACATTCGGTGGTAACATTGATGTACCTAAGATAGTCACAGATGCACCAGCGTTTAGTGTTTATCAATCATCTGCTCAAGCATTATCAGCTGGTACATGGACTTTGATGGATTTTGATTCTACTGAATATAATGTTGGTAGTATGTTTGATACATCAACAAATACATTTCAACCAACAGTAGCTGGATATTATTTTATTAATTGTATTTTTGCACCGGCAACTTCTGGAAGTAGAGCAATATGTGAAATAAGAAATGAATCAGATGTAAGTGTTAAAAGATTTTCTGATATTGAAGGAACTAATATAAGAGGTTTAGCTGGTTCTGCTCTACTTTATTTTAATGGGACTACAAATAATATTAAAATGTATGGTTGGACATTTTCATCAGGCAATACATACAATAATTCTAATAGAACAGTATTTCAAGCAGTTTTAGTGAGGGCAGTATGAGTACAGTAAAATCAAAGAAACTACAAGTCGGAACAGATGCTAGTGCATCTAATAACTTTACTATCTATCAGCCAGCAACACCTGATGGAACATTAAGGATTGGTGTCGGTAATGCAGATAGTCCTACAGAGGTAGGTCAGTTTAATACTAATGGATATAAGCCACAACAACCTGTAGCATTTGATGTATATAATGGATCAGCCCAAAGTGTATCTCATGGTACTTGGACTAAAATTGCACTTGACACTGAAACTTATGATACTAATTCAAATTTTGATAGCACTACAAACTATCGCTTTACTCCAACTGTAGCTGGATATTATCAAATTAATGGAGTAGTTAGATTTAGTCAGGTAAACCAGTTGTTTATATGTGCTATATACAAAAATGGTTCTCAACATAAAAGTGGGGGTAGAAATCAAATCGTTGGCACTGCATATGAACAAAATGTATTAGTATCAAGTGTGGTATATATGAATGGTTCAACAGATTATATAGAACTATACGCATATCAATCTAGTGGTAGTTCTCGAAATGTATCTGCTGGACCATCACTGAGTTACTTTAACGGAATTTTAATAGCACAAGCTTAAGGAGAAAACAATGGCAACATTATATGACAAGATTTTATTAGTAAAAACAAACTTAACAGCAGATGACTTTGCACCTGATACAGGCACAATCGTATTGCAAAACGATGCAACTACACCACCAGCTGGTAAGGTAGCAGTCGGTAACGATTACATTCATACATGGAATCACGCAACAGAAACTCAACCAACACAGGCAGAAATAGACGGAGTATAACTAATGACTATAGCGATAAAACCCACAGCATCAGGATCAACGATTGAACAGAATGGTAGCACCATCCTAACTGTTGACGGCAGTGGGAATATTGCTATTGCAAATGACTTAACAGTAACAGGATCATCACCATTACCTAGTGGTCCAGCATTTAGAGCTTCTATAAATTCTGACTTAGGTGTTTCAGTTAGTACATGGACTAAAGTACCGTTTGATACAGAAGAATTTGATACTAATTCTAATTATGATAATGCTACTAACTATCGTTTTACACCAACAGTTGCTGGTTATTATCAAGCAAATGCTTCAGTACGAGCAAGTTATTCAGGAGCAGCTGGTGATTTTGTATGGGTTAGAATTTATAAAAATGGAACTGCTTACAATGGACATTATAACAGAGATGCAAATGGACAACCATACGGTTCTGTTAATGTTAGTGATTTAGTTTATATGAATGGTTCATCAGATTATATTGAAGTTTATTTTCAAACTAATCATAACACAGCATATATTAGTAATGGTATAGAATCTAAATTTTCAGCAGCACTAGTAAGCGTATAATGACACCACACGAAGAACTACTTGCCCACGAGAAACTATGTGCTGAACGATACAGCACAATACACAAACGCCTTGATCGTATTGAAGGTATGCTCAATAAACTAATCTGGGGAGCATTGGTTGGATTCGGTGCAATCGTTGTCACTGTGATCAGCCATAACATCTAATGTTATCTCGACTATGTCAAATGTTAAGAAGGGGAATACAAAATGTGGATGATCTATATACTCATAGTTATCTTGATACTCGTGGCTTACGAAGTTATCCGAAAGCCAGTAATAAACAAAAGCAAGAATGTCCTTATAAAATTGAGCGACTTACTGAAGGCGATTGCATCTAAATGAAATTTTTTGCTATCTTTTCTAAAAGACTAAGCGAAGCAACAATTGCATGTATGGTTGCCATGACTCAAGGTAACCTTATCATTATGACACTCGGTCATTGGACTAAAGCATTACAGGTCGGTACAGTAGCAGCACTCGCTACCATACTATTTATTATTATTGATAAAGAACACATTACTCAAAGCAAGTTTGCTATGGCTGGTACCATTGGCTTCTTCACAGCTGTTGCAGACTTCTTGTTACATCCATCAGGTTTCGGTGGACCATCAACAGAAGCATGTGTAACAGGCATTGGTGCTGGTCTACTATGTTTAGCAATGAGTAGTGTATGGAGAGACAAATGATTTGGGCGCCAATTGTAGGTATAATAGGGGATGTACTTGATAAAGTTATTCCTGACAACAATGCAAAAGCTAAAGCAAAAGCTGATATTGAGAAAGCTCTCATCGATAATGCATCGAAGATTAATCTTGCTCAGGCTGAGACAAATAAGATTGAAGCTAGCCATCGCTCTATTTGGGTTGCTGGTTGGCGTCCTTTCCTTGGCTGGGTCGCTGGTTTTGGTTTTGCTTGGGTGTTTGTTATCGCCCCAGTGGCTCAGTGGGTGTGTGCATTACTTGGCATTCATATAGTATTACCTGTATTACATACTGATGTGATGATGGAATTAACAATAGCATTACTAGGTTTATCCGGGTTGCGCAGTTGGGAAAAGTCTAAGGGCTTAACGAAGTGAAACTGTCACAGAATTTTTCCTTGTTAGAAATGACAAGGTCACAATTAGCGGCACGTCATGGTATTGATAACAAACCAAATGACATGCAGTTAGAGAACTTAAAAATTTTAGCGAAGGGAATGGAACTTGTTAGGACTCAGCTTGATAGTATGCCTATTATTGTTAGTAGTGGTTTTAGGTGTGAAGATCTCAATGATAAACTGGGATCAAAAAGAACCAGTCAGCATATCCTTGGTCTTGCTTGTGATTTTACTTGTGATCGTTATGCTCACGTTGATCGGGTATTTGAGGTTATCGCTGAGTCATCTATCCCTTTTGATCAATTGATTTTAGAACATCAATCGTGGATTCATATTTCATTTCCAATTAAAGAAGAAGACGCTCGTCGACAAGTACTCATCATTGATAAGTATGGAGTTCGCACCCGGAGTTGACCTAGATATATCTTTTGGTAAACTGAGAGATATACACCGGAGGAACTTATGAAGTACAAATCAGTCCTAGTCATTTCAGATTTACATATTCCGTATCATCATCCTGATGCGTTTGATTTTCTTACAGCATTGAAAAAGAAATACAAGCCAGACTTAGTTGTAAATATCGGCGATGAATTAGATCAGCACGCACTCAGTTTTCATGATAGCAATCCTGACTTGATGTCAGCTGGCGATGAATTACGTTGTTCTAAAAGATACATTAAAGAGTTAGAAAAAATCTTCCCGGAGATGACTCTAGTACATTCTAATCATTCATCCTTGGTGTACCGACGTGCATTAAAACATGGACTACCTGTTGATTATCTTCGTTCATATAATGAGTATCTCAACGTCAGTCAAAAGTGGAAGTGGGTGGATGATTTACGTATTACATTGTCTGATGGCACACGTGCTTTCTTTACTCATGGCATGTCCGCCGATGTACTCCGGCTCTCAATGCAGATGGGGTGTCATGTAATTCAAGGTCACTATCATTCTAAATTTAGTATTGGATACTTTAGTAATCCAGATGCACTGATCTGGTCAATGCAAGTTGGATGCTTGACTTCACAAAAGTCTATGGCATTTGATTATGCAAAGAATTTTAAGAATAGATTTATCGTTGGCTGTGGTATGATCATAGAAGGGCAACCAAAATTGATGCCTATGGTACTTAACGAGGACGGTAAATGGATAAGGAAGATAGTATAATCTCTGAGCTGGATTCTGAACAAGCTCGCGCTGTTGATGAACTCATCGGAAAGAAAATTTGGAACATTGAAATCTTAGAAGACGGTGAACAATCCATGGTGAAGATAGAATTTTCTGAGGAAGAAGGCGATTATCTTCTTATTCATGCCGAAGGTATGGATTTATACATCGTTAAAGAAAAACCAACAGTCACTCACTAAAAACGACCTCCACAATCGCTCTGTATTGCACGATCTCAATGTAACCTATGGTAAGGTATCAAAAAATACCGATCGTGTAACAGCGACTCTCATGAAAAGCCTTAGGCGTATATCCTAGTTTTTAGCACTGTAATACATGTAATACAGGTTCATAATGGGTATTCAACTAACTAAGGAGAACATTATGTGGACAAAACCAGCAGCTACTGAAATGCGTTTTGGTTTCGAAGTAACCATGTACGTTTGCAATAAGTAATTATTGTTTAGGTATAAAAGATAAGGGGCTTTCGCCCCTATCTTAAACACACACTATTGTATCCGGACATACGGTACATACTTGAATACTTCCATCTGCACCAGATATAGTTATCGTTTCACAAGCCTGTGCTAAACTCAAGGTCAGACTCAGACATATTATAGTTAGGAGTTTTTCTTTCACTGTATTTCCTTAATCGTAAATTGTTATCTTTCATGTGTCGGATACGATTCCGGAAAACTTCCGGAGTAGTACCCAACACTGCCATACATAAGTTAAACATCATGTTGCCATCGCTGTTAAAAATGAAATGTTCTGCTTGCTTCTTGATAACAAGCGATGACTTTGGGTTAAGAAAGTCGTCAACCGCTACTTGCAAAATAGCCAATAGTACTTTTCCGCGCCAGTCATTATCACAATAACTTTTGTTATGTAATGCTATGTATAGAGGGTCTTTTGCAGTATCCATAATTAACTCTTACTTTCTAGTTGTACATAGATGCCACCAATCTTTTTAGATATGTGAGCGCGATGCTCTTTTTCTAATCGATTAATGACGTCTGCATGCTCGCCATGTATTTCTTTAATCTTAGCTAACTTAGAAGAATCTTTTGCATCGTATTCCATGATCTGTTCAATCACTTTCATGTATGCATCAGTAAAATCTTGTGATGATTTATACATCGTAGACTTTTGCTTCACAGTCAAAGTGAATGTAGTTTTGTCCGGGATCACTGACTTCTTCTGATCCTCTTCCTCATTGATACCTAGATCACCGGCATATAAACTAATACCCAGCCCTGTTGTAGTACTAATACATTTAGCTAAGCATCGTTTGTATGCTGTATTGATTTGATGCGAGTTAGGATTTTGAATTGCCTTGTTGCCATTGGCAATCACTGGCATGATCTCAGTCTGCACTGTACCTAAAGCATGTAGTGTGACTTGAACCATCATTGTGCCATCAGGATAAAACTTTTCCTTATCTGTATCATAAGTAAATGTTGTATTTGGGTCATGTGTCTTTAGAAGATCTAATGCATTTGCCCATGAGATATAGTCCAGATCTTTGAAGCCAGTCTTTTTCTTTTCTACAATACCGAGCTTGTGTACATCAATCTTGCGTAGCTCTTCATATTTCTCAGCAATCGCCAAAGTTTTGTCCGTCATAATCATCTCCAAAATAAGTTGTTAATAAAAGGTTGCGACGTCTTTTGTCTTTGATACGTCGATTAATAATTGATAAGAACTCGAAGTCGTCCATTTCTTTGTTGCGTCGTTTCATGTCTTCTTCGTATTCTTCTTGTCTAATTACGGTTTCATACAGTTCCTGACTCATCTTTAGTTTCCTTTATAGTTAGGGTTTTCATACGATAAGTGTAAGCTGGCTTAGCCGGGATGATTCTTTCCGGAGTTTCTTTACGGTTTACACTCTTCCAAATAACACGATACTTACCAGCTGTTGCGTATTCAGCATCGCGCATCTTTTCCATTACACTGGCTTGTAGCTTGCTAAGTTTTTGTTCAGACTTTTTAATCTGATCTTTTAACTTCACAATCTCTTTAGCAGTGCTTTCTACTTCTGGTAAGAATAAATCCTCACCGGAACCTTCATTCCATGTTGCAGCTGCGTTTTCAGCAGTCTCAACTGGATACCACATGATTTCTTCGTTCTTCTTATACAAGTCAA